TGCTGTTTCAATAATCTGAGCAACAGCATCGGCTGCTGCTTGAGCAACTACTGGATCTTCTATGGTAGCAACTTCTGCAACTGCTTCCGCAATTGCTTCTGTGAGAGCTTCTGGGTTTGTGACCACATCGGCTGGAGCATTAACTACTGCTGCAACTGCGGCTGCTACTACTTCAGCAACTTCTGGAGCAGATGGTGCTTCGGCTGCTGCTTGTGCTTCAACAACGTCTGTTACAATTGCGGCGGCTGCTGGTACATCTGCGGCAGGGCTCAATGCCACCACTTCCTCGACTGGAACAGGCGGTTGATCTGCTGGAGCAGCGACTAATGCGGCGACTGCTTCTTCAGCAGGCTTTGCAAGCAATCCATCGACTGCCGTTTCAACAATGGATAGGCGAATGTTTATTTCTTGGATGCTTGATGCATCAACGCTTGGAGCTTGAATGGCATCCAACGTGGCTAACTTAGCTTCAACAGCCGACAATCTGGCGGCTAGATTTTCTATAGTGATTTTACTCATATGGTTATTGGTTGTTGTTTATACTACACACCAATAACTATATTGAAAAACATGAAAATATGTCGTTTATATCGTATGCGACTCCACGAAGGGACCACCCTAGTTACGTGTGAAATGGTACTGGAGAAGGGACTCGAACCCCTGATAGGTGCGATGTAAACGCACTGCATTAGCCACTATGCTACCCCAGCATAAAAATTGGGAGGAATAATGATTACCTCCATTCTTAACTCTGCGCTTTCGGTTATTCAGTCAGATGGTGTCGTCACACCGTAATGGTTCGCAATGTCATTGTTATTCAGGCTTACAAACCATACCTCTGGTAGCTTCGGTTGGCCGACCTAAGCTTCAGCATAGTACCTTACCTACTCCGCAGAGCGGAAACTTACCTATACTCTTCATATAGATAATGCGTTAGCCCCATTTGATAAGGCTTTTTCCGCCACAAAGATGTTATAAAAGAACGAAAATGGTGGACATATGGGGACTCAAACCCCAGACCCCCTGAATGCAAATCAGGTGCTCTATCAACTGAGCTATATGCCCGTAATTTACCTTAACAAGAATAACTATGTAGTAATTTATCGAAATGTCAATAAGAAATTGGTGGTCCAGCACGGTTACGCTCCGTGGTCTTTCGATTATCAGTCGAAGGCTCTGACTATTGAGCTACTGGACCATATCAAAATCAGTAAAATCGTTTTCTATGCCTTCGTAATATTTGTCCTGCTTATATATCTGTAATATGCGAGCATGTTCATAATCACTGGTAGGTATCCATTTAGGTTCTTCACCTTTTAGGAATATAACAGTGTATGCTCTGTTTTTATCAACTGCTCTGCGTATGACGATCATATTGATAAATATATCATTGGACTGACTTGAGGGAAACACCAGTCTGCACTATATTTTTTCAACTCTCCTATTGAAGTGGCAATGAAATGGTAGTCGCTGTGAGAATCGAACTCACCTAATCTTGCATGTCGAGCAAGTGTCTTCAACCAGATGAACTAAACGACCATGAAATGGCTGACCCTCATGGATTCGAACCATGACAAGCGCAGTCAAAGTGCGCTGTGCTACCGTTACACCAAGGGTCAACAATTAAGCTCTGACAGTACACATAATTAGCATATTGTCAAACAAATTGGTAGCCCCAATGGGTCACGATCCCATCTCTCCGCTTTGAAAGAGCGGCGAACTCAACCATTATTCTATAGGGCCATAAAATTGATATATCGTCGCCATATTGCGACTCAAAATGGTGTCCACGGAGAGAGTCGAACTCTCATAATCCAGTTATGCACAATCTGGTTCGTAGCCAGTGCCATTACGCGGACTTAAATTTTTTGATCGGACCTTTGCCCAATATCCTCTCGGTTTTGTTGGTATGTTGTACTTTTTGCAAAGTTTAGCGACAGCAACTGAACTAACATTATAATTCTTTGCTATTTCAAGCAGAGGATATTTTTCAACCAAGCCAATCAATTCCTCTTTTGATGGGTGAATGTATCGTTTTTTCTTTTCCGCTAATTTTAATTTTAAAATACTTATGTTTCTTTCATACACTTCGTTCCAAGTTTCCACACCATTTCTATACAAAACTGAATATACCCAATCGTAGTTTGGTTTACAATCGGCTATTCCAATAAAATTAAGAAGTTGTCTTACATTTTTTGGATTTTTATCTTTAAAGATTTTCATTACCACATCATCGGTTGGTTTTCTTCCTTTTCTTACTCTATTTGTAGTCGGTTGTTGCTGATGGCAATTGGGACAAAGAATTCTTAAATTTTCCAATCTATTATCTGTCGGTTCTCCGTTTATGTGGTCCAATTCCAACGTCAATGGTAAATTATTCCACATCGTTCCTTGCCCGCATATATTACATTTTTCTTCTAACAAATTGTATTTTTTTATATAAAATTTTACTCGACCTTTAGGATTTCCAAATAACGGTTTATTTGTGAAATATTTCACGATTGCTTCTTCTTTAGATAGAGGCTGGCTGGTTGTTCTAGAAGGATTAAAAATAATCCCGTTTTCAACAACCCATTTTTTTACAAGTGTACGAGATAACCCATTAGATTTTTTATAACCCAAATTATTCATAAAAGAATACCAAGTATTGGAACGATTGGCTATAGATTGTATTTCGTCTTTACTAAATTGTGTAATTATCATTTTATTCATATACAAATAAATATCAATTGGATTGAGTTTTTCGTAAACAAATTTACATATCCAGTTGATGTAGTTTTTATAAATTGATGGATAAGGAGGTGCGCTCTTATCCTCTACTAGACTTGCAATCACTGGCACTCAGCTAGCCGCACTTAAGGGCAGTTATCTAACGTAGAAAATGGCAGGATGTACGAGACTCGAACTCGCGGCCTTCGCAGTGACAGTGCGACGCTCTAACCAACTGAGCTAACACCCTATAAAAATTGGTCAGCACGAAAGGATTTTCACCAATACGATGAAGTTTTTGTCTAGAACATTCTTCATCAGAGGTTTTGCCGACCCCCGTGTCTAATATTTTCACCACACACTGATAAAATTTTTAGCCGCCTTGACTACTACATACAAGACTACTTTTACCGCATTTAAAACCGGCGCGGCTGGTTAGTGGATACTAATCTACTTATCAGGCAGACTTCGAAATTGCCTCACATAAAACCGCTAAGTAATATGCTTTGGGTAGACTTTCTGGCTAAAAAATGGTGGTGCCTGTGGGAGTCGAACCCACCTTGTACGGTTTAAAAGACCGCTGCATAATCCGCTCTGCCAAAGCACCATAAATTGGTGGAAGCCGTGGGAGTTGAACCCACACGAATAGTTCGATTAAGAGTCGAGTGCCCGTCCACTGTAGCTTGACTTCCATTAAAATTAACGAGGCTTTTATTACACAGACCTCTTAACTGTGCTTGGCCAACTATATGTCGGTTACGAAATGGCATAGGCGGCAGGAATCGAACCTGCATAAGGCAGTTTTGGAGACTGCTGCACTACCAATATACCACGCCTATATAAAATGGTGGGAATGGGGCGGTCAACGGGCTTTGCTCCCGTCCTCCGAACTTCACAGGTTCGTGTGCTTGACTACCCACACTCTGACCGCCATAAATTAAAATGGTGCCGTGGCTTCTCCACAAGATTCGTCCGCACCCTGACATACAGGGGTGTATCGTATCCCTCACGTTCATTTGTTACAATGAAATTGGCTCCCGCCCTTGGTTACGATCCAAGCTCGACATGGTTTAACAGACCACCGGTTGCGCCAGCTTCCTCGACGGGAATAAAATGTAGAGAGTGTTTGGTATAGAGTGCTTATTACGCTACATGAACCCATTGCGATATTCCAATGGCTGTACCCTTAACTCTCTTTAAATGGTGGAGGCTGATAGGATTGCACTATCTTCTCGCCGTCTTCAGCGGCACGTGAGCACTAGCTTCACCAAACCTCCATAAATAAATTCGCCGTGGATGGACTCGAACCATCGGCCTGTGCTTTATCACCCTTTTGCGGCGTCATTTGCCATCATAGTGAGGCACCGATCTACCCACTGAACTACACGACGAAATGGAGTATGTGACTGGATTTGCACCAGCATAAATGTCTTTTGCAGAGACCGCCCTATCTATTTCGGGCACACACATACATAAATTGGTGCGGGATGGGGGAGTCGAGCCCCCGACTGAACCTTGGCAAAGTCCCGTTTTACCCCTAAACTAATCCCGCAAAATGGAGCCACGTGAGGGATATGCACCCTCCTATATAGTTTACAAGACTATCACATCGCTATCTATGTTTACGCGGCAAAAAAATGGTGGTGCCGATTGGACTCGAACCAATGTAGACCGTTAGGTCAGGAGATTTACAGTCTCCCGCGATTGCCACTACGCGACGACACCAAAAATGGTGCACTCCGTCCAAGCCTTTTCTCATGGATCTTCGGAATGGTTGGAAACCAAACCTAGTGCAAATTGGTGCGGTAGACAGGGCTCGAACCTGCGACATCAAGCTTGGAAGGATTGCGCTCTACCAACTGAGCTACTACCGCAAAATTATTTCTTCTTCACAAAGTCTTGCGGCTTCTTGGCAAATCTCTTTGCCAATGTCGTAACACCTTGTAAGATTTCTGGACTGACTACACCTACTACACCATAACTTATTGCTTTTGTCAAGCTACTAACTTCAACTTGTTCAAGAATAAACCATGCTATAGATGAGCATATGGCGGCAGCAAATATTCTCTTTGCGTGCTCTTTATGACTTCTTTCGACATTATCAAGTAAACTGCGAGCAAGCATTCCTAATGCACCAACGGCTGCAACAATCCATCCGCCAGTTATAAATTCTTTGAAGAGGTCTTTTTCGTCTGCCATATATTATCTTGGTGATAATAAATATATTATAATAATTCTTTTCATATACATTCGCACAAACTTTTTTTGTTTGTCCCATTCTGCACCACGTGGAGGTTGTATATATGCAGAACATATGAAGAAAGAAACTCAACATGCTAAAGGCGTGTCTTATTGTCTCTTTCTTCAACCTTATAAATAACATTATACACTTCGTGCTCACAATAAGTTACTCACTCTAACCTAACCCTACCTGAACTTATTGATTTTGCGTCCCACACAACGGTCTCTATCGAGCCGGTGGCTATTTTAGCACTTACAAGGTGTGCGTTTACCTATCTCTAACACTAACAAAATTGATTTTTCTAAAGAACTTGAACTAACTTTGCCTACTCTACACTTTTTTTATCTTCTGTCAATACTTTTTCTAACTTTTTTTCAAAACTGCCCAAATAAAAACCCCACCTCTTTTGAAGGTGGGGCTTTAGGTTTGAAAGTTTTTATACTTTACTCCTATGCCACACCCTCCATGTTATCGCCTTCATTGGCTCCGCATGTAGGTTGTGCAATAAAGCGCACACTCCACTTGGAGGTCAGATTTAGCGATTTGTGTGAATACGAATTCATAGTTGTTACTGAATAAATAGTACTATGGGTGCAAAATAATCAAAAGTCAAACACTTTTTTGCATTTTTTCTTAATGTCTTCTGTATCCCATGCCGCCTCTTACAAACACACGATGGAATGGAACACGGTTTTGGTAACGAATGTGGCCATGTGCATCACGAAAACCATGATATGAATATATCCATAGATCATTTCCTACCCAGATTCGCTCATCAATTATAACAGGTGTTTCAACTATCACTACAGGTGCTTCCTTCACTACAATATCTGGCGATGGAATTTGAGAAGATGGTGGTAAAGGAGTAGGTACTGGCGTTCCATAATTCTGATCCATTGCATTACCAATTAGACCACCCACAATCGCACCTGTGATAACACCAGCCACAGGAACATGATTATTTGCGCCAATTGCCGCACCTGCCACGGCTCCAACGGCTGCACCAGCTGCTGTGTTTGCCTGACCACTTGCACAAGATGACAGTAGCGTCATCGATAGTATTGATATTAGTATTTTTGTTTTCATATGAGTCTATGTTTATAACTATTTGTTTTTAGGTTAAAAAAAGAGAAAGATATATTAAGATTTTGTAAGGTTGTTACTTGCTTGTTGCTCTATATACGCCATCCCAATCTTTGTCAAGATTCTGTGTACGAAGTTCCGCTATTCTTTCAATCATCATTTCGTAGTACTTTTTCAACTCCTTGTTTTGGCGCTTCAATTCTTCAGCATGAAATACAGCATTATCCCAACGCTGCATTCTGTAGTCATTGAGCATTGCTGCATGACCTGCCAGAACTATGAAATAGTCGCTATCCGATAGTTGTTTTTCAAGAAGCGTATAGATATGTACACCTTCTTTCTTGCCCTTGACCGCTATGCAATCAAGTTCAAAACATTGGTAGTCATTTTTTATATACTCGTGTGTTTTTGGACCAATGACTATTCTTGTTCCATATGGCTTGCTTTGACCTTCAAGTCTTGATGCCAGATTAACACCGTCACCAAGGCAGGTGTAATCAAATCGCTGCGTGCTTCCCATATTACCCACAACGACTGTTGCAGTGTTGATACCCAGTCCCATGCCAAATGCTGGTACACCTTCCTTGGCTATCTCGGCATTGAATGTATCAAGATCCTTCAACATCTTGAGTGCGGTCTTAACGGCATTCTTGGCATGATCTTTATCATCAAGCGGCGCGTTCCAAAATGCCATTTGGGCGTCACCAATGTATTTGTCCAATGTTCCACTGTTATCCAAAATTGCTTGGGTCATTGCTGTCATATATCTGTTCATGATCATTGTAAGACCTTGAACATTCTTGCCATAGTGTTCTGAAATGGATGTAAAGCCACGAACATCTGTGAACATGATGGATAGTTCTCTTTCATCGCCGCCAAGTTTGAGCAGATCTGGGTTCTGTTGTAGTTTTTCTACCATAGCAGGAGATAGATATGTTCCAAACTGCTTCTTGATCTGCTGCTTGAGCTTAAACTCCATCACAAATCTCATAAAGATAGCACCTACCCAAGGAAGGAACAATCCAAGCGTTGGCCAAGTATAATCAACTAGATATCCATTTTTGTTATATAGATAAAACCCGATGGCATATGGAGCAGATACTAGTATTGCTACAATAACTCCATTATAAACATAACCAAGATATGCTGCTATTGTTATAAGAAGCAAAGCGGCAACTATTCCACTTGCCAGTTCATACAAATCAAACTCTGCTTTTCTTTCTAATCTATTGCCATCAACAAGCATCTGTAATGTCTGCATACTAACTTCGTGTCCATATGCTGTACCAACAGGCGTTGCTACGGTGTTGGCCAAGCCTTCTGCTGTAAGAGCAATAACAGCGATCTTTCCTTTTACTTTGCTCCAATCATTGCTTGTATATGATATGCTATCAAACTTGTACTTGAAGTTGATCCATACTCGTCCATTGCTGTCTGTGTTGATTGGGTTTGATCCTTTGACTCTTACTGCCTGCACTCCGCCATCATTTATCTTGGCTTGATAACTTTGTTCATTTCCAAATACACGAAGTATTTCAAGCGGCATTGTAGGATATGTTTCCTTGTTTACTTGTATAACAAGCGGCAATCTTCTTACCACACCATCAAGTTCAGGTGCTGTTAGTAGCATTCCTACACCAGCACTATTTTCACCTATCTCTTTTACAGGTCCAATCGCATTTGGATAATCATATAGCCAACCATCTGCATTACCACCTATGGTTGCCAATCCTCTTGGAACAGGGACACCCTTGCCTTTGACCGCTGCTGATTGCGCCGTAATAACAGGATACTTCTGAAGTGTTTCAACAAAGGCAGCATCGCCGTTCATTCTATCCTTCTCTGCAAATATGACTGGCAATACAACAGCTGCGGCTTCAGCATCAAATGCTTTCTTGATACCATCTGCCAGTTCGTTTCTTGGCCAAGGCCATTGTCCTTTAGCATCAAGGCTGTTTTCATCAATCTCAACGACTACAACATTCTCACCTTTTACCTTATCTTGTTTACGCTGATAGTAGTCCAGTCCCTTTAGTCTCAATACTTCTATTGGATATGGATCCTTTATTCGTAGAACAACAAGTGCTGTTAGTATCAATAATCCAACTCCAAAGATTTTGAGTATATGAGACTTCATTTCTGAATAATGTTGATTTTTAGTTTACCGCCAAAGTTAAGAGGATATTCCGTAGCATTTGATCCGTTTGATATGGTAATGATGGCATTGGTATCATATTTGAGTGTATACCAAACAACATTGTTACCATTAGATACATATAAGATAGCTCGTGTTCCATCCGTTGTAAAGCCGTTATTTGTTGTCGTCGTTGGAACAGATATAGTTGTCTCTGTCTTCTTTGCAATACTCTCCATCACAGCTTTATTTGTTTCTGGTTTTATGGCATTGATATCAAGCTTTGTTTCTACTTGTTGCGGCTGTTCTTGTGTTTGAGCAGTTGTTGCGGCGGTTGTTGCTTCGGACGGAGTGGCTGTGGCTTGTGCTACTGCGGTCTTGCTTTCTGGTTTCTTCTTATTTGATCCTTCGTCGTCACCCTTTGTTGTCTGCGGAGATGCTTTCTTGGCTTCTTTAGCAGACTCCGTGACGTTCTTTGGTGTATCTATCAATAGCATATTATTAACTTTTGTTTCGTCCTCAAAGTTCAATAATACTGGTGCAGATGGTACAACCGCCGTTGATGCTACCATTGTTGCTTGAAATGCCTTGGTCAATACAACCGTGCCCATTCCATTGCTTACTGTGATGGCTCCTACCACAGGAGGACCAAATTGTGGCAGAGATGGTAGCAATATCACAAGACTTCTACCAAGTTCATCCACCGTCATGCTAAAGTCTGTTCCACGTACAGATATTGATGCCGTGGGTGTCTTTACTCTAACTTCTTCTTTGTTATTTTTGGCGATCAATCCAGATGCATATCTGACCGTACCCATCGTTGCTTTCATTCCAAGCTTTCCTTTGCCGCTGCTTGGATCATACACAAACTCATCTATAACCAGTTTGCTGAACTCTGTACATTGTACTCGTGTACCATCTTCAAATGTTATGCCTGCTCTTGCCTTGAGGGTCTCTATGGTGTCATTCATTTCAACACCAACATCCACCTTGCCTTCTATTTTGGTGCTGGCCCTACTAACTTGTGTAGGACCAGTCACCTCCGTCAGCTTACCCGCAAATCCAAGCAAGTTTCCATATAGTACAAAAAACAATATAACATTTTTATACATCTTATAGGTTGCTTATGAGTGTTGTTGCGCTTGCTGGACCTTGTGGAGCCAGCATATTATTGTTGTTAACTGTGAATGTTGGTGCTGCTGTTGCTGTTTGTGATATACGAACAACGTTGTTACTTCCGATCAAACTATATTGGAAGTATTGTTGAACAGTGCCTTGTTGATATATCATGATATCATTGCTGCCGCCAGTGATGGCGATATCTTGATAATGACCAGATTGGCGGTTTCCTGTGCCAGCACTGCCGATCTGTGTTGTCTTAATATTGTTACTGTTTCCAGTAACATCATATTTCAGATAGTTGTTCAAGCCATTGGTTGTGGCATATGCAAACAAGTTGTTGTTTCCAGCAAACTTGATTTGCATATCAGAGTCAGAGATAGTAGCTTTATCAGTAGCTGTGCTTTCTCCTGCATCACGATATACTGTAGTGTCACCGTTGATCCAAAGTTTGTTTCCGTTTCCGTCAAACTTGAAGTTCATATTATTGTTGGCACCGTTGAAGTACAATCTTTGTTCGTTGTTGTTTCCTGCAAATGCAGACAGCAATTTAAGATTGTTGGCTCCGACCATCGAGAAATCAGTTGAGTTTCCATTACCAATCTGTCTAAACTCCAAGAAGATATTATCTCCAGTGATGTTGCTTGGTAGTGCAAATGAACCGACTCTGTTTGATCCTCCGCTCTGAATGAACGTGGTGTCTCCACCTGTTGTGATTTGATTTACATATATTTGATTGCCCAGTGAGTTTCCTGCGGTTGCCGCGAGAGGTCCACTTGTTTGGGCCATAGCCGTTGAAAGCAATCCAACGACTGCTGTAAAGAATATAAACTTTACTATGTTTTGTGTATTCATGGTTTTTTACTTTCTTGCTTGAACTTCCAGAGGTTCATCTTTTCACCCTGATAGATGATGTCTACCACGGCTTTTTCAATAGCACTGCGTACTGCAATGGTATTGGGTTCATTGGCGGTCAGTCCAAGTTCAGACTCCATAGGCACTGTACCGTGCTCATAGAACTTGAATAGGTTACCTGAAACCGCCACGCTGGAAATTGTTTTTGTTACTGCGGTACTGATTAGTATTTCTCCTGTCTGCACACTGACAAGGCGCAGTGATATTGTTACCACATCCTTGCGATATTGTGTATTTGCAGATATGCCAAGAATATTTGCCCCTGCTCCACCCGTGATAATATTGCTGTCGTATCCTATGATACCGCCTTCAGCAAGTATACCTGCAAATAGCATTGGTGCCAGTTTTTCAGAATTCTTTCCTTGGAAGCTTTCTCTTGTTTGTGCGATCAGCTGGCGTTCCTTGATGATATTATCAAGACTTGCACGTTCAAGAACTTGGAACCAGTTTCCATTGCCAGCCATTCGCAAAGCATCTATCAGCCAACTTTCCGCACCTTGTGTTACAGCCGCAGAGAATGAAGCATAGTTATCTGCTGTTTTTCTTGCTCCCGTTTTGTCTGCAAATCCATAAACGCCGATTGTTATTCTTGGACCGTTTATGTTTGGCAACGACAACAGTTCTTTCTCCAATGGAGAAGTTTGGGTCTTTGGTACTTCTAGGATGCTTGGCTTACTTTTGATTGAAGCACATCCACCCAGAAATAACATTGATAGAATGAGGAATACATGTTTTTTCATCCGTTTGGTGGTGGGGTCAGAGATCCTATAGGCACGGTAATCTGTGTAGTATTGCCGCTTACAGGATCTATTATATACAACGTTGCAAAATCTCCATTCCTCTGCCAAGTTACAGTTGCTCCGCCTTGCAGGTTTATGATACCAAATGTCTGACCAGTAGAGTTGAATAGTTGGTCAGTAACCTGTGAAGCCAATTGCGAATATATTCTGGCTTGTAGATTGTTGACAAATGTGTTCAGTGGTGTGTTTTGTGCCTGTAATGCTGCCTGTTGTGCTTCTGATTTGGCGAGGTCTCTTATACCTTGCTTTCGCGTGCGTGCCAAATTTTCTATGGTCATTTGTGTAGCAGAAAAGTTAGCGCCGCTAAACGAAGACGACTTGAATGAATGCACCATATCACTGGCTTGCAGGTTGCAAACTAATGATAAGAGTAATATGACACATATTATATACATTTTCTTGTATACAATAGATATAATATATACGAGGTATATCGCGAAAAAAATTCTATATACGTAAAAATACTATCTTACGTAGTATTACTTACCGTGTACGTATTATTGCGTATATACTATCAAGTTTCTGGAGTAAACAACTCGTCTATCTTTTTTTATTGTCTGGTTGGTCTGGAGATTTGCCAAGAGTCATATAAGAATGTGCAACAACGAGTCCTTGGAAATATCCATCCCACCATTCTTTATTTTCCCCTTCCCACTTGGCATAAGGCTCAAGTTTTTGCCTAGCATCATTCAACATCTCTTCAATCAGAATGTCGGCGGCAACATATCCACGAATGCGGTCGTCGTTGTTCATTCTTTATGATTACACCTTCCATTTGTTTTTGTCAACTACATTCCATTCCATAAGCCTACGCTTGATTGCTATTCTTGAACATTTTGTTCCATTGCTATTTACCCATCTGACAAACTCTAATTATTCTTTATACTTTTCTAAATATTTGTTAGATATTGTTTTTATAGAAAGTCGTCCATTCAATACGTTACTTCGTGTCTCGGACTTGGGTCTCCATACAATACCCTCTGCGGGAGTCCCATTTGGATAATTGAGATTGTTGGCCTTCTCAAGTAAATCATTCATCGTTGTATCACTTGATAATTTTCCGATGAACACAATAGGAACCCGCTTCAAATTACACGCAGAAGTAAAATTATTCAATGTCTCGTCCGACAAATATCTACAAGCGTCAATATCATACAGATTATAGAAATAAATAACTAACATCTTTTCTCCCATACGATTTCCTTGAATAGAATTTCCGCATAACTCACCTTGAGCCGCAATATTTTTTCCTTCAAAATATTTACGCATTTTTTCCTCAATTTTATTTTCTCTAACGGCTTTCCAGTATGCATTACCGTCAGTTTCAATAAGTTCCATATTTCTGGATGTTACTCCAAAAATATCATTTTTTATATAACAGGTGATACTACTTCCATCCATTTTCATGGTTCCAACAACATCACCAGCCATTATGAGTTCAGACAATGTCTCCGGAAAAGATTGAATTCGGGGTTCATCCGTTTTCGGAATCCAACTTGGACGAGTTCCTTTTACTTTTCCATTTAATTCTGCCGGAATTTGCGGCTCGTATTTCTCAACACCAATTAGTTGTGTAACATCTTGGCCGACTTCATATTCACCTTGTGGCAGAATAGAAAGTGGCAATGCAAGACCTTGACTCAATGTTCCTTTCAATCTTATACTACGTATTCTCAATGGCTTATTTGGTTCTTTAAGCAAATGGTCGTTCCAACTCGCGATTGGTAAAACACTATCAATCTCGAAAAATACACATTTGTCATTCACGGAAAATTCCGTTTTCAATGCCACGCATTGCCACCCAAGGATTTTTACACAAACAATCTTGTCCGCACCTTCAATTGGCAGGATTTCCGTTATTTTCTGGATTGATGCAAGTTTGCGTTCCATAACCTATCACATTACACTATAATAACCGTTTGTCAACACCTTTTGTGAGTTTGTATATATTTATTATAGTATGATTTCACTACTTTCTTTATTCAATGAAGCAATGAGCGGCAAGGGATTTTATGACAAACTTGTTTCGCCATCATTCAAGTCACAAGACACATTTCCTGTAAAGTTGGACTTTGTCATAGACGATAAGAAAATTCAGATAGTCATACCTGTTCAGATCACCATGAACAACCTAAAGAGAGAGGTTGATCAATACTTGAAAGCTCCTCCAGAAATTAAACAGAAGTTGGACACATACGCTTATTGGTATGATAATTTCAACAAGCTTGTGTTCCAAAACATGGGAGAAAGTGATGCCTGTTTGTTCTTGGCGGCGTGTGGTTATTGCTCTGCCAACACTGCACTCGATCAAAACATCCTTGAGGCGGCAAAGTTGTTTACAGCAGTAAAGAATGACTTTGCATCATCGGAAGGCAAACAAGCACTTGCGGATATCGCCGCTAATGTAAAGAGTAATCTAAAGAACACAGATCTGGCATTTCTCCAAAGATATCCAAACAGCGCATATGCTAATTTGTTGTTTCCTAAGAAGGATTATAAAGGAAAGATACAGAAAGGAAAGAAGGCGGGGCAAGATGACATCTTTAGTGAAATCACTGTATCAAATGCCAAGATACCAAACTTCAATACATATGTGAAGTATTATCTACAACACAATGGCAATGTAACAAAGGAAGAACTATACAAGGATCTTGAGTCTGGTGTATTTACCATCAGCGGTACCAAGATCAATTCGTTTCTTATCAATCTTATATTTCCCGGCAAAAAGTGGGCAGGAAAGATCGACCCAGCAACAATTGACCGTTGGATGATACGTGTATTCTTTGATGAACCATTGAAGCATATGGTTGAAAATGATATCACAGATTGGATCGAGCATTTGCCAGATGACGATGAAGAAGATGGCGAAGAAAATGTGAACGAGAAGAAAGAAAAGAAACCAAAGCTTTCGCCAGAAGAAAAAATGTTGGCAAAGAAGAAAAAGGCACTTCAATCAAAGAAAGACAAAGTTGTAAACAGCGTGGTGATGAAATTGTTCGGTGACGACATCATTCGCCAAAATCTAGTCAAAGTATTACACGAAGAAGCAAACAAGATTGGACTTACATCATATCAATTGCAGGCACTTGCTTGGGTAAACATTCGTGAAAGATATGATGAGCCAGCCGCCAAGTTTGCCAAGTTTGAGGATGTCATGCAATACGCAAAAGACGCTGCAGAAACAGTAATGGCAATAGATCCTAATGTTAACTCGGTAATGCGTACTATCACAATACTGTCATCTGGTCCAAGGTTCAAGTTTACTAATCCACAGCAGGTGGTTGACACAATTGAGAATGCAGGCAGATATGAAAATGTGTACTATCTTCCACCGAAGATCGCCAAGCCAAAGAAAGAAAAGCCAAATGTTGATTATACCAAGATCAAGATTGGTATGAAGAATGATACTGGCGCAGATGTATATGACCTTAGTGTATCAAAGAAAAAACCTATCCACACCATTTCTGGTATAGATAGGCGTGATGTTCTAAAGCAAGCGTTGGATTGGATTATGGCGTATAACAAGCCATAAGCTATATCACAGCCACTTCTTTACTTCTTTGTCGTTCTTGTATCCACCCTCTTTGGCAGCGGCTTTGATTTTCTTTAGCTCATCGCCCTTGATCTCTTCTGCCATTACATTGATAGGATGCATGGTATAGACCTTCTTGTCTTCTGTGAGATAGTATGACTTGTCTCCACATTCAAGACGAACAGTCTTGTTGTCTGTGAAAAATACAGCGTCGTGGATTTTCATTCCAATTCTTTCACTTCGCCATTTAGCTTGATAGCGGTTTCAATAGCAGTCCATTCAGTTATCTTGTTGCTATCAAATGGCTTTCCGCCACCTGCAGTATTTACTGCCACCGTGACATGTGGGATCTTATTCTTGCTGTCAAATCCTATAACACGAACTGCAACTGCCTTGTCGCTTACACCAATATGCGTAACTTCCAACTTCTGTGGAGTACCAAGATACTGTTTAAGATGCTCTGGCAATGGACCCATGCAAATAGTCATATGATGACAATACATCTTCCATCCGCTATCGCGCACGAGCATAGGAACTCGTACACCATTTACCTTGATGTCTTCAGCTAGCTTCTCCAACTTTAGTTGGGACTTTTCATCCAATAATACTGCGGAGTACATAATTTTATTTGGTTGATCGTAGGATTTTTATAATTGTAGACATGAAGCAAATCTCCTTGTCTACCACAGAAGAGTCTTGGAATTGACCATCTGCAAGTATAATTATAACATCTGCGACATTATTTGGGGCATATTCATCCACTTTCTCAAACAATACCGTATAGAAGTCTGCGAAGTTACGAATGCCATTATCTGCCAGTAGTTGGCGAATAGCTGCAAACGCTTCCTTCTTATCATCCATTTTAAGGAATTCAACGATCTTTGCTTTTACATCGCCTTCTAATACATCCTCTTTGGCAAGTTTCATTACGCCATCAACAACATTGCGTTGAGCGGTGTTGATCACGGCACGAATATCAGGATAATGAGTGTTGACAATCAATACCACACCGTCCTTGTCAAAGGATACATTCTCTTTCTTAAGAATGCTTACAAGATTAGCAGCAACATCCTTCTTTGTCGGTGGCATCACTCCAAACGACTGACATCGAGAATGAATAGGCTCAATGATACGTTCATGATAGTTGCAAGTAAGAATGAAGCGAGTATGCTCACTGTATGTCTCCATCATATTACGCAATCCTGCCTGAGCAGCAGGTGTGAAATAATCGGCCTCGTCAAGAATAATAACCTTGAGTGGATTGAAACCGATGTTACAAGCAAAGTTCTTGATCTTTACTCGGATAGTATCAATACCATTTTCATCAGACGCATTGATATAAAGCATATCACACTTGATACTGCTTGTGATAAGCTTGGCCAAAGTAGTCTTACCAGTTCCTGCACTGCCGTACAATAGCAGGTGTGGAATATCATTAGTCTCAATATATTGCTTTACCTTGGCTTTGAGTGTCTCATTACCAACATAATCCTCAAGCTTGCTAGGTCTGTATCGTTCTGCCCAAATAGTGTGGTTGCGAACTTCTTGTTCGATAGGCTCTTCAGTTAGAAAGTTCATATATCTTATTTGTTGATCTTAATGAGATAATAGTTGGCATCATATTCGGCAGTCTTGAAGGCAACATTTGCAAGACCTGCACTATTGACCTTCAGCACCGCTCCAGTTGCGCCACGGTTCTTGAGCAAGATTTCCTTGAAGTAGTTGGCATTAAAGCTAACTTCCTTGGCTGGCTTGTCTTTGCCTGCAATCGGCTTTACTTCCAACTTGATGCGGTTGGTGTTTGTATCGCCATCTCCAATCACAAGCTCAACCTTATCCCCCTTCTTGTTCAAGCCAAGTGTAAATGCAGTAACATCTGGAAGAGCATTCTTGGCTTTCACAAACCTATCAACAAAGTCTTCAGTCAACTCAATCTCAAGGTCAAAGTTGCCAACATTATTGACATTTGGAACCTTGGGAATAACAGACATGTCGGCAAGAATAATGAGCGACTCTGTATTCTTGTCTGACACTGCGAGGCTGATTGCTCGGTCATCATCCAGCTTGTTTACCGCAATCTCAACCTCTTCATCCAAGATGCTCAACATCTTCTTGAATTGAGCAGTGTCGTGAATACCATACTCACCTTTATCCACCTTGAGGTCGTTGAACTTGACGCTGCCTGCCATTGTGCGGTCGTCTGCAACAATACCAGTCTTCACAGACTTGCCGTCAGACTCCAACTTTACACGCTCAACTGTACCATTCAGGTTGTACAGTTCAATGAATTTAATGAGATTTGATTTATTCATATAAGTTATTATGTTGTTAGGTTTATTCGTTAATGTCAATTGTTATTCAAAACTAAAAAACTGCTCAATAGCTGCCGCATTTTCACTATACATGTTCCAACGCAGCGCGGTATAAAAGTCGGTAAGCTTACCTTCAAGCTCAGAGTCCCAGATCTTGTTTCGATCAATATATTGATTGATAAAGTCCATGATTACCTTGGGATCTTTACCGTCATCCTTGAACGCCATGCCATTCAAGCCATATGGGTTTTCCTTGAGATATACCCACTTGATCTTACCACCGTGCATGATTGGCTCTGTCTCTGTTAATTCATACTTCTTAAGCATATCATTGTATGCAAGAGCGGCTTTGCATTGGGCAGTAGAACCATCCATGAAATTGAACATTTCACGAGAATTGGGATTGAAGTTGGTCTGTGCCTCCGTATTGGAAATAAACTTGACAGAAGTATTCTTGGCAATGTCTTCAAGTGCAAAGTCTCCCATCTTGCTCTTGAACTCAACAACCTTCGCATTTACTTCTGTATTTGGCACTCCCTTGAGAATGTCAGTCAGAACACTCTTCATGAAGTCTCTGAACTTCTTTGGATACGATGAACGCACAACGTCCAACCCCTTGATCTCAATGTCATCAACGTCTTTGTTCAATTCCATGTTATATACCTTCAACATGGCATACCGCTTCTTGACTACCCAAAATGCACTCTTGGCAACAACGTCGGAAGCAATCTTGATGCGATTGTCTGTACTATTGAACATACGCACCATCATGACCTTATAGAAATTGTTCAGATCGTCTGATACATCTCCAATCGTCTTGATTGCGAACGGCTTTATGTCCTCCACTTTCTCGTGGATGGCAAGAGAGTTGATGTCTAGATACAAAGAGTCCGTGTCGATATACACCACATAGTCCTTGTCCTTTGTATTACAACGCTTGTTGAACTTGCTGTTCACATATTTGGCGCTGGTCTTGATGATTTCCTGACCAGTCAATGTAACAGCGGCGGCATTATCCAAATCATAAAATCTGAAGATGCTTAGTCCGAGCACACCATATAGAGAATTGAGCAAGATCTTCTGCACTTGCTGACGGCGCTTCCAAAACGTGGTTCCTTCCTTGTCTCCTTTGTCAGAGCACTCCTTCATCTTGTTCTTGAATTCAACACGCTCTGAGAACCACTTCTTCAGAATGTCAGGCACACAGCCCACTTTCTTCTGATCATATACAACTCCATTTGCACTGACAGATAGATTATATTCAACCAATAGATTGGCAAAGTCTTCATATGTATATAGCTCGTTGTCAAAGACGATCTTATCCGCACTCTTCTTTACGAGTTTTTCACTATCCCAATCCTTGATGACTGCAATCTTGGTCTCTGGGCTGATGTTTAGACTCATGATCACAGACGGATACAGCGAGTTGATATCGGCGCTGCAAATCCAATCATATCGGCCGGGAATAGGGTCTTTGACATACGCACCCTCAAATCCAACATCATCGTCCAAATCATCGTCATCTTTATCGGTCTCGACCTCAACCTTCTTGTTGGGGGCGACCATCTTCTTGCGGCGAAGATATGTAAGCAACGCTCCTTCAAGGATCTTGCTGGACACGCTGAACTCCTCGTATCCAGTATGACAAACGTGACAAATGCTTTGTGCGAGTTCAATGAACTGCAGTTGGTCATTCATCTTCTTGACCAAGATAACGTCGTGCAAGTTGTATTCGATGAACTTCTTGATATCTGTCTTCTTTAGATTATCAAGCGAACCTTCGAAATCGACCTTACCGATCTTGAGTTCTTCCTTGGCTACCGTGTCTAGTCGATAGTTGGTAAGACTCTTGCCGCTGTATTTCTTATACAGTAATAGATAGTCAAGACAATTGACCCCAGCAATGGTCATCTTGTTCTTATACTTGTTCCAATAGCAAATCTTGATGGACGACAAATCGTTGGCGGTTTCTTCTCCAAGTACACGCACAAGACGAGCGTGTAGATACGGAAAGTCAAATCCGTCAATGTTCCAACCAGTACAGATGGTTGGCTTGATCTCATCCCACTTCTTGAGGAAGTCAATCAATAGGTCTTCTTCGGTAAGATACGAAGTTATGACCTGATCATTCTTAGTTTCATTCTGCACAAGCCCGTCCTCGTCCAATACAAAACAATGATAAATGCTCTTTGTACCATCATACAATGCAATGGCGGTGATCTTCTGCTTTGGATCTTGGATGTTGGGATATCCACCAGTAGAGTCAACCTCGATGTCAAGCACCGTTACACGATGCTTGATTGAAACTTCATCACTGTCTCCATATGCATCAATGAGTACTCTCGTATCCCAAGGCACATCAGACTCAAATAGCTTGGGATCGCGAGGATTATATCTTTCAATGCGCTCAAGCTTGTCGCCATAGATGGAAGTATACTTACCATCTCGCGCCTTTCTAAAGGCGTATGGCTTGAACTTGAAATTCACATACCCATTCTCATCATCCCATAAATGAACAAGATTGGTCTTTTTATCCGTGTAGACAGCCTGATACATACAAGTATCCTAGCAGAAGAATATCGTTTGTCAAGTACTCAGACAGTCGTGACACTGTCAAAGCCTTCGTCTTTTACAGGGGGATACAACTTGGACGCTTGCCTATCAATGACTTCTTCCGGCACTTTCCTCCGACGCTTTTTATTCTGTATCTTGCATGTATCTATAGGAGTATCAATGAAATATGCACGCACTTCCGCGTTGTTTTCTTTACCAATTTTGATCCAATCCCTTCTATCCCTAACGGTAAGGCTCGTGGCATCAATGATGGTATTCTTACCTTGTGATAGATAATCATTTACACGCTTTTTGGCAATATTGAATACCTCGGCATTCTTGCTTTGATCTTCCGCATTACCCGTCAATTCTTGTCTAATGGCATCAGTCTCAACAAGTTGCGCGTTGAGGGATGTCTTTAATCCATTTGCATATGTGCTCTTGCCAGAGCCACTAATGCCGATCATAACTGCCAATATAGGTTTCATAATTTATGATAGCACAGTAGATGCATTATTTTCAAGACAAATCGACCATCAATATTTTTATCATTGCGATGATGCCTAGAATTGCATAAGTTCAATATCATAATGCTCTTTTAATATATTGATATATATCTTGAACCCATTTTCCAATTCTGCTTGCTGATGGTCGCTCCAAAAATGATGACATACAATTTTTACTGGGGTTTGTTTAATATATTTTCTGTAATTTGTTACGAAGTGTCCGATTGATCCGGCTTGGATTGGTGTAGAACGTAATCCATATTCAGACGCAATCTGTATTGCCAATTCACTAGTTTTATGCCACGGGGGATACCATCTAGTTGGCGCCGTTCCAAAAATGTCTTGAATAGATTTTATACCATTTTCAAATTGATATCTAAGTTCCTTTTCGGAAAGTTTGCTAAAATCATAATGGTCATGGCCGTGGAGTTGAACTACTATATTTTTTTGTTCTAATATATATTTTATTGTATCGGACATATGTTCCTTTGGTCCGTTTGTTATATATCCAATCTCATGTATAACATTATATTTGTTATATAATTCATGCGCTTCCACGAACATTTTATGAAGGTTTGCAATATTAGAGATTGGAGTTGGTCTCCCCACATCATCATCTCTGAAAATTACATGCTGTGGGTCTTTCTGCTTCATCTACATTACTTTGTTATCGCAATCTCGTACTCTCTCCATACATCTCTATCAAATTCAATATAATCTTTCAATCCATGAATTTCTTGATTATATTCGTGAGAATTCTTCGGAGCAGACAATGGCAAAATTTCATCCGCAAAACTATTTTCTATCTTTTTCTTCATGGTCACTTTATACGGAGTGTTGCCAAGAAAGTTTATGATTGTTTTCAAATGAACCATATTTTTATGACCGGACCAATCAGAATAAAACGTTTTTAACTTTAAACTTCTCAGGTATTCATCTTCATCAAAGAAAGGAAGACCAACGATTACTATGTTTGATGATACTCTGATGCATTCGCGTAAAGCTTGAAATCCCACCTTTTCATTTGGCATATGCTCCAACACGTGATTGAAAATCACCAATTCAAACGAGTTATCAACAAATGGTATATCATCGGCACTTGCAACAAGCGCATGATTGCCCGACTTTATGAAGTCATCGACGTGCTTTTTGTTTATATCAATGCCAATGCCCTGCTCTTGCAAATATTTGTATCTTTTTGATATTCCCAAGAAAGAGCTTCCTAATTTACATCCCACATCCAAGAATTTGTATTGCATCATAATAAGTGAGAAACGTTTTTAATATCGGGCCATCTATACCAATGATAGATATATACTCCCTTCATCAAGTATAATTTTTCATTTACCGAAATAATATCTTTATGAAGTTCATTGTCAACACCCAACATGGCATTTAAATTTTTAAATCCATTTATTTTTCGCCACAATGATTTTTTGATAAGTATCAAACATCCGCTGAGATATCTTGGCTTTCCTTTCTCTATCAAAGGTTCTGTTATATCTACGCATGTTGATCCATATATAGTTTGAAGTGTACTTCCTATCTTTCTGTGATATATCACATCATTGGAGTCATAATCTATTCCTTCTACGACTTGCTTTTTATTAAATACTCTGTTTGTATAGCATGTAAAACAATTTATATCTGGATATGCTGTTATCGCATTGTGTATGGTATGCCCATAATCTGAGGTTGTGAAGATAGTATCGCCATCAACGAAACATGCATAATCATCATCCGACGGCACCGCCTCCATGAATTTGTTATAATAGTCAGCAAGATTTTTTTCTATGCTGTATGGTATTGAGTAGTATATCATACTTCAACTCCGTTCATGTAATTTTTCATATCTCCATATCCATCTTTAAGAACAACTTTCTTATACCCTTTATCTATATGCGTCCATATTTGAAAATTTTTTCCTACAATTATATTTGGATTTAAAACGTCTATGACCACATTTTTCTTCCAAATGGAATAGTTGAATGACATCTGATCTCGCTTTGAGTATTCTCGCACCTCTTTCCACCAAAGCTCTGCTATGGTTATACACCGCTTATCGTTGTGTTTTCTTATCATTATTCCACTTTGCACCATTCCATTGTCTGCGGGATAATTTTTTTTCTTATATTCAAATATTTGCTTATCTATAACTTCCACACTATCTTTATTCAGTCTTACTATTGCTTTAGCTTCTTCGTACACACATACTCTATCTGGATGCTTCGGTATTGCAAAATAGTTCTTTAAATTGTTATCTACAAACTCTTGTATTCCTCCAAGGATTTGTATGCTTCCATCAACCCACACAGATATATTGTACTCTTGCAAAAACAAGTGAGGTAGTATTTTCACACATCTTGCTATTTTTGCAGGTTCCATCGATTTCAGAAAAGCGGGTATTGGTTTTATTTTCCATGTCTTACTTTCCACAATTTGATCAGTGAAACAAATATATTCAATATTTTTTTCAGGGGCTGCAACTTCTTTTAATACATCATATTTTCCAACTATGCATGTGTATACAACCAAGTTTGGTATTTGGATAGGATGTTCTTCTACAATACCATCTTCGTTTCTATTTTTAAAATAGATCAACGTATTTTGATTTATTGTCCTATCGCCATAGTTGTGAACTATTCCATGCTCATTAAGTTCTATATTCTTTGTATTTAATTGTTTTATTATTGAATATCTATCCACATATTTTCTATTAACAACGTCACCATGCCATTCATGTATAAATTCACCATCTATATAAGAAACACTACCTCCTACATATTCCAATATTTGTTTCTTCCACGTGTTGTGTCTTTCTGTGAATAATTCGTTGGTTTGTAATCCCATTTTTGGTTTGAGCATGGCCATAATAAAAGCGGTATCTCCGCCTCCCATTACCCTATATGGATACAATCCTCCATATTGCCACAATTCTCTTCTCGCCGCTAGTGCTCCACCGGGATATCCAATATCTCCCGCGCTCATAATCCAATCCAACTTTGATTTTTTTGGAGCATTGATATATGAAAATATGGCGCCTGGCGATTTTGTTGTCTGTTTTCCATATCTATCAGTCTTTATTCCGTGTGAAAATAATTGAACTACTTTGTATTCGTCAAGTTTTTTTGATGCGTCACTGTACCAATTCTTGTTCGTAAAATGCAAATCGTGGTCGATCCAAGCAATCTTCGTATATTTGCTCGGAACTATTTTTTCCGCCAAGTTTATGCACGCTTCCTTTTGAAAGAAAATATTCTCCTTATCGACTTTTATTTGTTTCCAACCATCCATTCCAGCTGTTTCAAATTTTTCAGTCAATGATAATTCAACTCCATACAAGGGTATGTTATCTATTTTCATCTGCATTATGAACCGATGCAAATTTCTGACTGGATTTATAAATTCTCCCCAATTAAAATGACAAGTCACCACAGCCATATCCACATTCGTGGAATTATTATTTTTCAAATAGGTTTCTATTGGATGATACAAATGAATTCCTTTCAGTTCTATTTTTTGAACTGTGTGATTTTCTTCTACTCTTCTAGATAATTCCACGTCTTCTTTCCCCCATCCATATAAACTTTCATCCATTCCACCAATTGATAGAAAACGTTCTTTGTCAAATATAAAAGACAATGCGCCATACATGGAAATATATCGCGAGTCCATATCGTCATACGACACTGATATTTTTTCTCCATTTATTATTCTATTTGTATCATTCTCTGATAACTTCTTTCCTACAGAATATGGTTGGATAAAATCTTCCGTCCATTCGGTTTGAAACGCCTGTGCATATTTCATGTAAAAATCCACATCATTTACCCACACATATTTGGTATCTACATGATTTTTAGTCGCCCAATTGATTATTCCCGGTTTATGTATCAAATCACTATCGTGTATATACAACAAGTGTGAAAAGTTTGATGCCCATTCGTTATTTATTATTTCAGACAACAATCCACTCAACTCCGATTTATTTTCTTTTACTTGCTCTACCAACAATACTTTACTGTTGGTACCTATTATAAATGGAAGAATAAACTTAAGGTTGTTTATTCTGTGTGCCTTTAGATTGTATGCCGGTATTACAAATGTAATATCGCTTGGAGAAATCATAACCATTTATTTTTAAATTATGGGAAATTCTCGTTTCCACCCGGCGGAGGAACCATAGCAAATATATAATATGGCTCAGGAGATGGGGTTATACTTGGAGTGATTGTTGGAGTAACGGTCGGAGTTTGTGTAGTTGTTACAGTGACAGTAACTGTTGGAGTCGGCGTTGTAGTCGGAGTAGCCGTGCTAGTTGAAGTTATCGTTACTGATGGGGTAATTGTTGGAGTTGTTGTAATCGTAGGTGTAACCGTCGGAGTTATTGTTACGGTTGGAGTGACTGTTGGTGTCGGCGTCGAAGTTCTAGTGGGGGTAAATGACGGCTTCGGCGTTCTTGTTACAGTTGGAGTGACCGTTGTTGTCGTTGTTACAGTTGGGGTGGGTGTAATTGTTCGCGTGACCGTCGGAGTAACTGTTACAGTTGGTGTAGGAGTAACGGTACTTGTTGGCGTTGTGGTTGGCGTGAGTGTTACACGTATGATTGGTTTTTTCTGTGCAATACTTTTCCACCCTGTCTTGCTTCCAACATTTGTGGTTTTTTCGTACAAATAAGATCCAGAATTATAGTTTAACAATGAAATGTCTTCATTAGTCAATACATAATTTGATTGGCGATATGGTACAAATGTTACAGGCTTCCATTCTGTAGAAGCGGATCCTGTATAGTTTATGGTATATTTAGTACCTTCTTTATAGAACAGCGCACCCTTGGGTGCATCTATAATGCCCTCTGGGTTTCCATCGTATGGTGGATTTGCGTAAAAGGTAATATCCATCTATTATAATTATAAGATACTATAAAATCCCAGTGATAAACACCAGTTATTATAATAATTATTCCTCTTTATCGTCCGAGGCTTTTGTGTTAGAAGATGAATGTCCTCTGATCAATATGGGCAACGTATGGTTTATAAACTGACCGATTATGCCCGCTATAGTCATACCCAAAACTGTTCCAAGGCTTGCTGTTATAATAACAAACAGCACTTGTCCCCATATATCCCATGCTCTAACCATGTCAAGAATTTGTTGTAACATATGTATGATACTATAAACAATCATAACAATCCGTCAAGTCTTGATTTCGTCTTGGTCTTTTTTATATTTTAAATCAGATTTTTCTGCTTCTGCGGTTATATGTTTTGTTCCGTTATTGATGGGTTTATACACAGAAAAACATTTCCAACTATTTTTTGTATCCAATTTAAAGTAACATACGGTTGGTATCTTTGTTAACTTTTCAGAAATTTTGTTCACATTCATTATCATTGTGGATCTATTGCATCTTGTTATCGGCGTTCCCATTCTGTGATCATACAGCAGGCAATTTGAACTGGATAACTCAAAGTAGAAAAGTATAGTTTCATCAATATCGTAGTCTGTCTTTTTTAGAGTAGGTATAAGCTCAAATCTATCAACGTTGGATGCTTGTTTTTCTGCAACATTTAACTTATAACCTTTAAGTGGGACAAGGTCTGTTTTCTTCCATCCTCCTTTGGTACTCTCGTCATGTTTGTAATAATACAACAAAAAATTTTTTTGTTCTTTCAAACATATCTTTAAATTATTTGCCCCGCTTAAATAGCTATCTATGTTATTTACTGGGCCAAATGCCAACGGTTCCCCCATATTAGCATTATACAAAAAATTTATATTTGTATCGTATGAAAACCAATAAAATCTTCCCTCTGTTTTTTCCAAAGGTATTTTTCTTTTTGGTCTAAAGCCTGATGGGTTCATACATACATAAATAGAAAACCGCCAGAGTTTTGCTCTGGCGGTTTTTGTTGTAGAACAATATGTTCTATATATTAACTGTTAGTGACAGTTGTGTTGTGAGTGGCAACATCCTTGTTGGTAGGAATGGTCACCTTGCTAGGCTTCTCAGCCTTAACCTCGGCAACAGCAACAGCGGCTCTGGTTTCGACCGCGATAACTCCAGCGGCCTTGGCGGCTTCAAGTAGTTCCTTGGAAGGATTGGCACGAGCAAACACCAGCTTCGGGCGACCAATAGCGGGCTTGATCTTGCCAATGGTGACAATCTCCTTGTTTTCTGTGGCTTTCTTCACGCGAAAACGCAGCGTGATATTAACCACATTGGGATACTTACTCTGTACGTCGTCGATTGTGAAATGGCTTGTGGGCCAATCAATAGTGACGATGCTCTTCTTGCTTGTCTTGTTTGTATTACTCATATATTTATTCAGTTTATTAGTTAATGTTTATTTTGTTTTTAGTTAGTTTGTCTCACTAAAGTTTTATTCGTTGTAACGATATCCCTCGGCATATCCATCGCGGAAAGCATCGCTGGCATCGTGATCAAGATTGGTCATATACTCCAATCCAAAGTTGCGATCATGCTTACCTTGCTGGTATCCAGCATTATATTCAGCATCTTCATCGCCATTATCAATATTGTACTCTTCTGAGTTGCAGCCGTCATGACAGCAGCAATCATCATCGGAGCATTCATCGTCAAGTTCATCACGATCAATGATATCTCCGAGGGAGGTCCAATGGGTGTCATCGGGTTGGATTTCCTGCGCATTGCTAGAATACACAACCTTGTCGAGTTCCTTGATGACATCCTTAACTTCGCTGACTATGGTATATTCACACACGCGCATCTTGGTATGACCCTCATACTTGGGAACGCTCACAACGTCCTTGGGATTGACCTTGACAAGCAGAAGACGATTGCCGTCTGCAGTAGGAGCCTGACCCTTGACAAAGTGACCATAACCAACAACGTAGTCAAGGGCACCAACGTGCAGACCATTGCTGCAATCAATGCCATAGTTGTCATCGACCATGTTGCGAGGCATGGAAACAACAGCGCCGATGGCATTGTTGAACTTGCCGCTATAAATATCAGTATAATTATTACGAACGGCCTTATAGGCAAGGAAGCAACCATCGTCAGTGATGGGCAGACCATAGTTCTCAAGGAACCAATAAGTCTCGTCCACAGCACGCTTGCTGGGGTTTTCCATGATATTCTTAAGGAACTTGATCATATGATCAAACTTGAAACCCTCAGTCATCATCTTGATAATGCGCTCAGTGAGAGTATTATGGATAAGAATACCGCCATAATAAATCTGACCATTATCGATGGTCACACGGCTATCGGTGTACTTTGTGACAGCCTTGGCGACATTAACAAGGTTCTCGATATTAGAGAAGTCACCGACCTTGATAGCATCAAAGATCTTATTATAATTAGGATGATCAACCGCCACGGTAAGACACTCGCCATTCAGGTAGAGTGTGATGGAACCATTTGTCTTTACGACATAGGGAATGTTAGTAGTACTCATAAAGTTTTAATTAGTTAATTTGATTAATGTAAGACCAACTATACTGATATTTTATCTGCTGTCAACTATATTATGACTTTTCGTCGATAAAGTTGATAATCTTATAAATTGCGGACACTTCACGATTGTATGTGTCAATGACATTGAACAAACCGAAATACTTGGTATCAAGATATTTCAGTAAGGCGGAAGCATCAATATCCAAATTAGCATGCTTCACCGCGTTAACTCCAAGCAGATTAAGAAGCTTAACATCAACGCTGGTTTCTTTTTCTGTGGCCTTGTATGCCTTGATAAAGGCAGTAAGCATGTTGCGAGTATTTTCATTCTTAATGTTTGAGATGATACTGGGAGAAGATGTCAGTCTTCCATATACACGCTGAAGTTCAAGCGTGCGGTAATTCTGATACTGAGAGGAGACATAAAGCTCCTGCTCGTACTTAACTTTGTTGGACACAATAGACTGCTTCACAATATCCATGACATTAACCCACTTTCCAACCTTGAGGATGGACTTGTTCTTCATATTGATACCATAGATGGTAACATCATCAATCAGCTTGTTATCAGCAATCAAAGCGACGGCGCTATGCAAAACTTCCGACAGATTAGTATCATTGTAAACAGGGTCGCTGTAATAAAAATCAAGATAATAATATGTGTTATTGCTATCAAACGTGGCAGACTTCTTGCGCCAACGGATATCAGAACCGAGATATTTTCTCGAACTAGGATTGAAATAACCACTAATATCGGCGTAGAAAATCTCATCCGTTCCAACAACCTTCTTCTGGCGCGGAGTCGCAGGAGGCTTAGGAAGAGTGTCGATGTCGGTAATCATGCTGTCATTCCAACCGAAATATTTGGCGTGCTTCCAAAATGTATCGGTATGCGCGGACTCATCGACCACGATATAACAAATCAGCATTTCCTTTCCGCTATACTTCTGCTTCAGATGATGGCGCAGACGAGCCTTCTTGATCGCAGCGTGGTGTGTATAAAACACATGAACATCGTTAGTAAAGTGTGAAATATAACTAGTCGTAGCCTTGATCTTACCATCAAGCTTATTCAAGATATACAAACGATACGTCGGAAGTGTACCATCGGAAGCCAAACACTTGGCGTTCTTGTGAGTGTTAATCACACTCTCATTTCCATTATTGACTTTAACATTATTAAAGTAGATGGGAATATCTCCACCAATGATGTGTCGGATATGTTTATGCGAACTTTCATATCCATTGTACTTGGAGTACAACTTCATAGCTTCCCAAAGCGTATTGGGCTTTTCAATCTTCTGCATCACTTGGTCCTTGAGTTCAGCAATTGCACTCTTGGTTGCATTGATGACGGCCAAAGTGGTCAAATTATTGTCGCCGTACTGAAGCTGTTCCTTGTTGGGAGCAACATCCAACTGACCAATCTCGAAAAATAAATCAAAGCCACCGCTATTCAGCGCCCTCTCGATAGTATATGCATCGGCATGCCCCATTGTATTAAGAGCAGAACGCATGGCATTAACATTGATGGGATAGCAATAATTTCCCATGAAGGCATTGCAACCAGTATAATAACCATTGTCCTTGCGAATAGCCCAGTTCTTGCCCTGATAAATATACTCACGCGGCTTGTATTCGATCTTGGCACCAACAATCGTGGGACGATATCGGAACGGCTCATAAGCACGAGAAATCTTATCAACCCACATGCTGACATCGGAAATCTTCACGCCAAACTTGATCTCCAATCCGTTGTGCTCAGTAGTATCCTGAGTAGCAATGTGCATGATGTTGGGTGCACCCTGCTCATCAATAAAGCAGTTGTAAACATACTTGTTTCCATTATGGAAAGAAGTGACATTGAAGTTCTCCGTATAATTAAACGGCGTCTTGCTACCAAGACCCATGCAGCCATCGCTGTCATTATCAGCAGTCTTGGTAGACTCAAAATAAGTAGTATAAATAGTATCAATAGCCTCGGGGGTCAGACCCGTGCCAAAGTCACGAATAGCAAACCAAGGTTCAAGAGTATTAGGAGCATGAACCTCGAACATCTTAGCCGTATTACAAGCCTTTACATGACTATCCCAAGCATTGGCACCAAGTTCACGCGGAATAGCCAGAATAGGCTCAGAATAGAAGCCAGAGAGGATCTTAAACGCCTTGGCACTAGCCTTGATCTTAAAGCGAGTAGGAGCCGCAGCGACATTACTCAGAACAGGGGAGGAGACGGTTTCGTTGATAATCATATCGGTAGTTGATTAATATGCCACCACTATACAGGTGGAATATAATATGTCAACCCTTTTTATCAAAAAAGGTGTTACTTTGCCTTAGACAAAAACTTTTTATTAAGGCTATGAGCAACTTGTATAACGTTCTTTACATCAATGAATTGCGCATCATTACCATACATGATCTTGAAATTCTGTACATTAACATGAGCATTATATCGTTCGTCTTCGATATAATAACTGATGATTTCCACGCCATTTTCCATCATCTTTCTGACCTGCTTGCGAGTATGACGAGAGGCAACAATGCCCATGTAACCGGGATTAAATGCGGGTTCTCCGTCCGAAAGATTGACAAAGTAGCTATCCATTTCATATGTGGATTGAGGGATCTGATCCAAAATCGCTTGAAACGCCAGTCCTTCGGGCGTAGAGCCGTTGGGATATAGCATAGGAAACAATTGAGTAATTTTGTTGAACTTGTCTTTGCGCGAGTCATAAGCAATGACGACATAAGGAGTTTCCTTGTTACGGCGCGACAGATACACACCGCTTCTGAAGGAAATACTGATGTGAACATTGTTGATCATGCTTGCTGCCTTGGCAATGGCAACAAGAGTAGTCATGGTCTTTTCCCATTTGCTGGCCATAGAAGAAGATGCGTCAACAGAAATGTGAAGATGAACATTCTTATATTTGTCAACGGCGGTCTGATAGAAAAGATTTTCTCCTTCATAACCAAGCATGGAAATCAACCTACGATCAATCTTTCCCCTATCAAGGCGAGTGAACTTCGTTGTCTTGACTTCGGAACGAATTTGCAGACGACGACCAAGCATGGTGCCGAGCGTGATACCTTCACGAACACCACGAGCAGACAGAGGATTTTCAGAAACCGTTCTATATCCAGATTTATATGGAAACTCCTCACCATCCATCAATTCTTTGGTAAGATTTTTAACAACGATGCAATCAATCAGAGGAACGCCTTCTTCATTTCCAACGTTCACAATACTAACGCCACTCTTCTCAAGAACTTGAAGCTTGCTCAAAGTCTTGGCATCGAACGGCGCCTTGACATTGGTGCGATTAACAATGTCCTCCTGCTTTTTAATAATCTTATCAATCTTCTGCATCTTCTTTTCAGAAAGATCCGATGCGCTTTCTTTTTCCTTGGACTCTTTTTCTTCACTTTCGTTTACAGAAGTGGGCGCACCATCGGTACCACCAAGAATATCATCCAATGCATCGGACAAATCTTGAGAACCATCCGAGTCATCTCCTTCGGAGTTTTCGCTTTCGTCTTTTTCCTGTTTGTCCTTATTATCGTCCGTCTTGGCGTCAACAACGTTCTTGATAATCTCTTCCACGATCTTGAACGCCAAATCGAGACGATTTTTGGGAGAAGACATTTCGGTTCTCAGAATATTATGAAGATCCACCATTTCGGCAATCTTGCGAAAGCTCGGAAGTGCATCAAGATCCGTGTTCTTGTTTGTAAGATTAGTAAAACGAAACTTGTAATTCTTGATCGTGGGAGTGCGATACGCATTCGACTTCAATGCCTTATTGATTTCAGGCAAGTTGAAATAGCGATTGTACAGCGCCTCGTAATATCCACGATAGCCCGGTGCAGTGGTATACGCCCATGCGTCGATATATCTGTCTTCAACAACATTGAGGATATACTTACAAAGTTCACTCAATTCATTTTGATTGAATTTTCCCTTGGCAGCAGCCGTGATATTTTTAGGTAGCTTTCCCCAAATGGTCTTGATGAGATCAAAGTCGGACTTTACGATATGTGAAGCCTCATGCAGAGCAAGACCGACGGTGGGGTCGAACTGACCCTTTGCCAGTTCGCCACCAATGTATACAACCTTTCCATCGGTCATGGAAGTGGTCTTCTCGGCAAATCTAACGGGAATGCTTTTTCCCGTAAGAATATACACAAAGTTTCCAATGGCTCGGCGGTACGCCGCCAGCTTTAGAAGGCCATATGTATCGTCAGTATCAAGCTTTTCCGTGGTGAATTCGTCACCAAGCCAGAACTTGGAATACTCTGTGTATTGAGTTTTCATTTATCAGAAGGGAGGAGTTTCGGTAGTAGCGGTGGTATTGGCATACAGATTGTCAGACCCACCTTCGTTTGCAACATATTTCTGAACAATTTGCTTAACCATCGTGCGTTCACTGTCAACGCCACCATCATCAGGATAGTCGGGGTAAATAATAGTTTCGGCAAGCTCAACCAACTTGAACCCATCAATTGTAAGCTCGGCCATTTCCTTCACGCTGCGAGTGGAAAGGAACTTGGAAAGTTTACCTTGCGAAGCAAACTCACGGGTGGCTGCTGCAATTTCAGTGACCGCAAGCATTGTCTTGAGATCCGCGTCAGGACAATGTTCCTTGACAAGTTGCATTTCAAGATTTTGTGGCAGAATGTCCATCTCAATCTTGACCGTGAAGCGATCAAGCAACGCCTTGTCCATCACGCGAGTGGCAGTATATTCATTACCAACATTGGCGGTCGCAACAAAGCACACGCCTTCAGCGACATGAACCTTTTCGCTTCCAAGCTTCTCATCAAGACGAAGATAACGCTGAATATAATCAAGAGGAGTGAGAAGAATATTCCAAGCGTCAGGATGCGCACGAGAAAGCTCGTCGAGATGAATGATGCTATTGGGAGTACGAAGAGCCTTCACAAACGGAGACTCATCAAACAATGTACCAGACTCCTTGTTGAAATGGGTATTGCCGATCAGAGCAGCACGAGGATCTTGCGTGGCACCCATGTTGATGTAAAAGTAATTATCGCGACGACCAAGCGCATCAACGACAGACTGAACGGCATATGTCTTGCCAGATCCAGATGCACCAACAATGAGAATATTCTTGCCGCGAAGTACACTACGAACCAAATACTTCCACTTAAGCTCCTTCATAAAGAGCTTGGACGGCTTAAAATCAATGGCATTGTCAACCGTGTTCTTGATATCGGAGGTCATAATAGGCTTCTTGGTCTTATTCATATAACTAGACTATGTACTACTTATTATACCGAGTCAATAAAAAACCCCGCTTTCTGCGGGGTTTTGTAAGTTGTTGATTATCACTTTCCTGGCTCGTTATATGTTTCTTCGTACTCTTTCTTAGCTATGCGATAATATTTGTCTGGCCCAGAGTTCACAAGATAATCGCCCGGTTTCAATACCATGTCTTCTCACCAAGATGCCTTGAAATGTATTGTATCCGTTCCATTATACACAGCAACATTTCTTGGTGTTTGGTCAGGAACAACAATATCTCCAATCTTTCCATTATATAACTTTGGAAACTTGTCCGCTTTTACAACATAATTTTCTTTGCTTGGACCACTCATGATGATATCGCCCACATTTGCAGTGTTCTCTGTCTCTTTTCCGTCTGCGGTGGTGGTTACTACCCTTTGCTGTTCAGCCGCCTGTGTATATGACAATGGAGGCATCTCACCAGCTTTTCCGTCCTTGACAAACTGATATTTGATTGCTTTCTTTCTTGTTGGTAGAAAGTTTATGTTTGCAGCAACAGCATTGATGTCACTTTCTTGCACAACACCAATACTTTCTAATACGAGCTTCTTATGCCTATTGAAAGTAGACTCGAATATATTCATTTTACTTCTTTTCCTTCAATGCTGGTGTGTCTTTGAGCTTAACAGATAGATTGTCTGGACTTTCTGTGTCCTTGTCGTGTTTCAAGTATGCACTCTTTGGTTCTGCTTTGTTTTTATCTTTTAGAACGCGGTCGATGATCTTTTCAATTTTATCTACAAGTTCACCACCCAATGGAGCAGATACTTCCTTGTTGATTGGTGCAAGTTCTTTGTCAACTTTTACATCTGCTTTTTCGGTAGTATCGTCGGCAATCTTTAGTTGTGTTTCTTCATCCGCGTCATCCATTTTGTCTGCTTCTTCAGCTTCTTCCTTTTCAGCCTTCAGACCATGACCTTGGGATGTCTTGTCATATGCCTTTTGGACATATGTCTTTTCTCCGTCATTGGCGTGCTTCTTTACCAATTCCAAAGCAGCTTCAAGTGAAACACCGCGAGATATCTTTCTTTCTGAACCATTTACGATTGAAACAACGTCATAGCAATCATCAGCATTCTTGCTCAATGTCACCTTCTGCTTTTCATTGATACCAGAAATCTTTCCTGTGCCTGTTGGACAATGAACATCTGCGTCTTTACCCATAGCTGCCTTGAGTTTCTTCTCGGCATCGAGGTTCATTTCCTTGTCTGGATTTTGAATAGGCGTACCAAACTGATTGTTGGTAATTTCTTGCAATACTAGTTTCTTGATGGCTTTTTTTAGAAGGTCTCTATTCATAAAATAATATATATGTTTAATATATAAATAGTACGGAGCAATAAAAAACCGCCGTATTATCGGCGGTTTGGTATGTTTTTATAATCTTAAGCTTCGCAACTCTTACAATCTAGAATGCTTCTGCCTAGTTCTTGGGCAGGATTGGTGCCTCGTTGATAGTAAAGACACTTTACGCCCTGTTCCCAAGCAAAGATCATAAGTTGATTTACATCCTTTACTGGAACCTTTGGATGGATCATCAAATTGATGCTTTGACCTTGATCAATGAACTTCTGACGAGCGGCGGCTTGAATGATGATTTCCTTTTGAGAAATCTCACCAAACGTCTTGAACACTTCCTTTTCATGGTCGCTCAAGAATTCAAGATGCTGAACACTACCGCCCTTGATTAGGATTGTCTTCCATGTATCTGCGTTATTCTTTCCATGCTTTTCAAGAACAGCTTCTAGATATGGATTGCGATATGTGAACTTGCCCTTGGCAAGATCCTTTGTATAATAGTTGCTGTTTAACGGTTCTACAGAAGGAGATACCTGTCCAAGAATAAATGAACTGCTTGTGGTTGGCGCGATTGCCATTGTTGTGACATTGCGCATACCATACCCCTTCAACAGAGGTGGTTCACCATATTCCTTCGCCATTTCCTTGCTAGCAGCATAGCTCTTATCACGAATAATGCGATGGATTTGTGTATTGATAAGTTTGGCTTCCATGCTCTCAAAGGCAATCATCTTGCTTTGCAGATATGAATGCCAACCAAGAACACCAATACCAAGTGCTCTTTGGTTCTTGGCAAAGTTATGAGCAGCTTTGAGGAATGGAATATTTTCAGTTGTCTGAATATAATCTTCCATCACAGCGTCAAGGAAGTATGTTAATGTCTCAACTGCATCTGTTGTCTTCCAATCATCATAATGAAGAAGGTTCATTGATGATAGATTGCAGACAAATGTTTCATCGGCTGAAGAACTCAAGCAGATTTCAGAACATAGATTGGAAGCGTGGATCTTCATCTTCTTGTCCTTGTATACTTGAGGAGCATTATCATTTACATTATCACTAAAGAAAATGTATGGATAACCAGACTCGAAACGCTTCTTTAGCACTTTGGCCCAAACAGCACGAGCGTCCTTGTCACCCTCGATCATCTTCTTCATGAACTTGTTGCCAACACAAACGCCGATGCTCAAGTCTTGAATAGCATGACCTTCTTCACGAATACCAAGAAATTCCATGATATCTGGATGTTCAATAGGAAGATATGCGGCGAACGATCCACGGCGCACATTTGACTGCGACACAACTCGTGTCACGGCATCAAACATTTCCATGAAATGCACAGGACCAGAACTTGTGCCACCGACACTGATTGGCGTTCCTCTGCTACGAAGATCACCAAAGTATCCAGATGTGCCCGCGCCATACTTTGTAAGCATACCGACTTCGGCAGTCTTTTCCAGAATGGCATTCATAGTATCTGACACATATGAACCATTGCATGAAATAGCTAGACCACGACCATTACCAAAGTTTGCCCAAACAGGAGATGATAGACTATACCATCCCTTGTGCATATAAGACTCAAACTTTTCAGCAAAGCCTTTTTTCTTTAGGATCTTTTCTGCCGCTTTGGCAATTTCATGAATTCTTTCCTCGGCGGTTTGGCCTTTGGGAAGATATCCTCGCTCAAGGAATGTGATGCTGTCCTTGTTCAGCCAATAAATCTCTTTGCTCATATATATTAAAATAAGTCGTCTGCTTGAATAGACTGTGTCTTCTTGGCGTACTCTACAGGACGCTTGTGGAAGAAATCAGTCATAGTATTACCCATTACATCTTCATCCATCCACATAGTCAAATCAATAATCTCTTGCGATACATTAAATATTTTCTTGAAGCCAATCATCTCAAGAGAGTCGTCTAATCTCTTCTGTACATATCCTTTGAGAATATCGGCGCTGATCTTTTCATCTTTATAATCGCCAATCATCCAATCAATGAGCTTGGCTTCGGCCTTATAAGACTCAGCCGCTTCATGAAGAATACGAGCTTCAAGTTCATCATCAAACAATTCTGGCAGTTCTTGGCGGATTGTATTTACAATTCTGACCCCAGCGAGGGCGTGCAACGTCTCTTCTTTGGCTGTGTATGCAACCTGTTGAGCAGTGTCCTTGAGCAACCCCTTGTAACGATTAAACCAATTAATGATATAAAACTGACTAAATAGAGACACGTTCTCTACATACAATGTAAAAAGAATGAGCGAGTATATATACTGCTTACGATTATCTGTATAATTCTTGTCGAGATATTTGCGAAGATATTTAACACGCCCCTGAATAATATCAAGTTTAAGGTTTTCCTCAAACACATCCTGCATCTGAAGAACGTCCAATAGTTTTTCATAGGCATTGTTGTGAATAACTTCAATATTGGCCATAGTAATACCAAGGTCACTCATAGCTGGATGAGGAAGTGTATCGCCTAATTTAGCCCAGAACTTCTTTACGGAGATTTCGATCTGACCAATAGCACTCAATGCATTCTTGATAATGATTTGTTCTTGGGAAGTTAGTTCTGTCTTATATTGCTGCAAATCTGATGTGAATGTGAACTCGTTTGGAGTCCAATGTCCAGACCACATAGCATCAATATATTCTTGTGCCCAAGGATATCTGTTTGGCTTACGTGCAATTTGTTCGTCGAAAATGGTCATAAAAGTTCCTCCTGTTAAGGTTGTTGTGTGGAGAATAAATACGTTTTATAAAAAATAAATTATGAAAAAAAATTTTAGAAAATTTTCTTACAAATCGGTGTTTTCGCCGTTTTCCTTTTGGCGAGAACTATTCCATTTATTCTTCAACATATTTTTCACGCTATTATCAGCATCTTGCATGCCCGCTTGGATCTCCATAGACTCCTTGGACTTTGAGTCATACAACTCAATTTGACCGCGACTGGTGTCCATCTTGGCATAAAGTGTGATGCCGTCTGGACCAAATCGGTTCTTGATAACGTGACAGCGAGCAGTGTTGTTTGCTTTGTCTTGAGTATTACGAGAAACGCTGATTACAAAGTCAGCAGTCATGATCTTTCGGTATGAGTCGGCAATGTTATGAGCTTGCACAACATCCTCCTGTCCACCACTGCGGTTGGTCTGTGAAGCAGTCCATACAGGAATTTGTAGTTCGCCAGCCGCTTGACGCAGTTCTTCATAGATACCACCAGCTTCACTATAGCTATTGCTGTTGCTGTCTTTCTCCAACGGACGAAGAATGTCAGCATAGTCAACGACCATTTCATCAATCTTAATTCCTTCCAACGCTTGAATGCGCTCGATGTGGAACTTGAGAGATTGTGCACTGACAGTCTTTAAGGGAAAATACTTTACATACAGTTTGCCTTCAATCTTCTTGATGATTTCCTCAACCTTCTCCTGCTCATGTTTGATCTGTTGAAAGTCAATTCCAGTAAAGCAGCAGTCATATCGCAGACCAACATAGTTTTCGTTAAGTTCCAATGTGAAATGGGCAATGTTCTTACCCTGTTTCATTGCCTTGGCACCAAGACTGCAAAGCAGCCAAGACTTGCCAATACCAGCAGGGGCAACGACGATACCGAGTTCACCGGGTCCAAGACCGCCGTCCATGAGGCTATCAACAACTTCCCAACCAGTGGAAATGGTCTTACGGCACATCTCACTCATACGACCAGCAATTTCCTTGTGGTAGTTATGACCAAGATTGCGTTCCATACCAGCCTTCATTGCCTTGTCAACAAGTCCCTTGATCTTGTCATAATCACCAGACTTTAGATGGTCAACAGACTCGATGATGGCATTCTTTAGCTTTTGGTTCTTACAGAACTCAAGGAATTGTTCACGCACGAACTGAAGATCCTTCTCGCTGATCTTCATATACACATGCTTCAGCTGATCCACTACCAACGCCTTGAATTCTTGATTTTCAATGGTGTCAATTCGGATCTTGAATACCTGCATGGTAGGAAGATCCTTATATTCAACATGATATGCGATGATCTCTTTAATAATCCATTGATGGGCGGCATTCTCAAATGCCTCTACTTCAATGATATCAACAATGCGTTCCAAGAACACTTTGTCTGTTAAGATGCTCGCAATGATTTTGACTTGGAACTCCAAGCCAAACTTGTGAAGGTTATCGATGATTACTGGTGCCATAATTAAGTATTTAATACCTTATTTGGTATTTGTCATTTAGTCAATTGTTAAGTGAAAAGTAAAGTTAAGAAGTTGCCAACACCGATAATGGGTAAAACACTTCTTGTAACCACACATGAAAATTTGGGATGCTAGAATGCATTCCGTATGTGGTCAGCTTCTGAATAAAATGAAATTTATTGAAGGCATAGATCCGCTCAACACTTTCCTCGATCTTCATCTGCAATGAAGGAGAGAAGTTTGGATCCTTGAGTTGCATAAGCATATAATTGCGTTGAACAATTTCTGCGTGCTCAACCACATTGCTATATACTTTCTTTTCATTCACACAATCTTTTGCACGGGCAAGTATCTGATCAACAGACGTTTCCGTGCTTTCTGTCAGCATAGGAAAGCTTTTGATAGCAGTTTTCAATCCTACTCCCTTTACACCATCAATATTATCCGATGTATCTCCTTCAAGAATGCGATAATAAATGAAATTGGTAGGATGTACTCCGTATTGGTTGATAACATCCTGCACACCATATATCTTTTTCTTGATAGGACTCCAAATTTGTACACGATCATTGATCAGTTGCATAAAGTCCTTGTCGCCACTCATGATTGTGATGCGGCTATCTTTATACATCTGCGTAGCAATATATCCAATGGTGTCATCGGCTTCGATGTAATCAATGGATATAACACTAACAGGAAGCTCCTGCAAGAAGCTTACAAGCTTACCCATCTGATCATACATCGCTTTTTGCTCTGTGTCCGTGTCGCTCATATCTTCATATGCGCGATTAAGGCGTTTCATTACCTTTCTACCCTCTTTATATTGAGGATATAACTTTCTACGACGCTCGCTACCACCCTTGCCGTCAAATACAATGATTACTCTAGTCGGACGTAGCAACTTGATAGCATATCCAAGACTGCTTAAAAACCCAGAAACTCCACCAACATGCTCTCCATTATCACTCAAAGTCGGTACAACGGTCCAACAACGAATAAAGTTGTTGGTTCCATCCACAACAAGAATATCACTATTCTTGTCTTTCTTTGTGTTTATAGGAAGACTTGCATGCTCACTCTTGATCTGTGAGAAGATAGATGCGAATTTCTTTTTGGTTTCTTCTTGCATTATGTGGTTGTTGGTTTGGCTTCTGGAATATATAGATCCTCTATACCAAAATGGCAAGTCTGATTTACTATCCAGCCAACATCAAGTAGTGTGGAATGATTGACGCTATGCATACGGTCTGTGAGACACGTGAACTTTCCATACAAATCCATCTGCCAAATTTCAATATATTTGGTGTATTTTCCGCTGATGAACAACCTAATGAACAGAATTCGACTTGCGTCTGTAAACTGATAAAACTCTTGATCTGTTCTTAAATCAAATTTGGCGGTGTCCTTAAATCTCACAGATACGGTGTTACCATATCCCTTTGGGTTCCAAACCTCCATTTTTTGATTACGAACTCTGTCGATAATTTGGATCTTCTTCTTTTTGCAGAATTCGGCAAATTCTTGCTTCTTGTCGTGTTTGACAGCGAAAGGAAATGATATGAATACTTGATGCATAAGTATTTTGTGTTAATAAAAACCATATTGAGGTATTTCACTCCATATGATCATTTATATTATTCTGACTTTGGAGCCTTTGGCTTTCTTGGTTTACGCCAGATAGCCTTGACTAGAGGATCGTCTGGATCATCGACCATTGCACGCTTTGCTTCATGCAGATCGGTTATCTTTATCTCTTCGTGATCATTTGCAGTCCATTCCAATCCAATCCAAGCAGGAATGCCCTTGTGCCCATAATCACCTTCTTTGTCATCACGCCATTGACTATCGGCGGTATCTCTGATGTCTTCGTGGAATTTCTTGATGAATTCCGCTGCTGTCATTTGTTGTTTTGTATTTTGTTCTTCGCTCATATGTTTCCTTCTCAAAGTGATAACCGTGTGGAGGTATTTCACTCCACACGATCATTTTATTACTCTGCTCCTTCCGATGCATCGTCATATTCGACATCATCGGCAATCTCAGAATTGGGAGCCTTATACTTCATAACAAAGTTTTCACACAACTTGTTATAAAGATAGTCTCTGCATTCTGGTCTATCTTTGAGCAGCTTTGGCAAATCCTTCTTCTCAAACACGACTGTCTCAGGATCTTTTCCTTCAACAGGCATGATGAACTGAAGGCTCTTTGCTTTTTTATCTTCTTCCTTTTCATCTTCCATCTGCTTCTTTGTCTTCTTTGCATCTGTCTTGACCTTCTTGGCATTAGTAACAATATCCCATTCAATGAGATGTTCCAACCAATTGCTGAAGTTGTCAATACCTCGATCAAAGTAGATGTCAAATTCAACTGAACGCATCGGCGGACCCATACGGTTCTTGACCACAGTGCATTTGGTACGAATACCAACTGTCTGTTTGTCTGCATTCTTGATTTGGTTCATCTGCTTTAAGCGTAGGCGAAGCGAAGCATGAAACGCAATGGCTTTACCACCGCTGGTTGTCCAAGGATCACCCAACCCAACAAATCCCACCTTCTGACGAAGTTGGTTTGTAAAGCACAAGCATACACGCTGCTTGGCAATAAGTCCTGTGATCTTTCTCATGGCTTTGCTGATCGCAATGGCCTTGCCTGTGGCAAATCCATCAGCACCATGATCGCTTGCAATTTCCTTCTTTGTTGAAGCGGCGGCAACAGAGTCAACAAGGATTGTGACCAATCTGTTCTTGCTGCTCTTGCGAACAAGCGTGATGATTTCTTCAACTTTGTCAAAGACATCCTCAACCGTGTCCACATTGATGTATAGCATCTTTGGAACGTCTACACCAATCGCCGTCAGAAAGTCCGTGGATACGGATGTTTCTGTATCAATGAATACCGCCAATCCACCTTTGCGCTGCGTTTCCGCAAGCAAGTGTGCACCCATAAGGCTCTTACCAGACGCTTCAAGTCCTGTCAACTCAGTGATACGACCAACGGGCAATCCACCATTTGGGCGGTTGGCAATGGTCAAATCAACGAGGCTGTTTCCTGTGGAAACCCAATCTGTGATTTGAGAGGGATCGTCTTCGGCATCAAGAAAGAATGCGACTTTACCATCGCTGCTCTTGTTGATTGACTCGGCAAGTGCTTCTGCCAACTCATCTCTGCCAGAAGATAGTTCTACCTCCACAGATTTCTTCTTTTTTTCTTTTTCCATAATATGGTTGTTAAAGATTAAGGGTGTGTTCCGCGTGTGCAGAGCACACCCCACTTAATTATGTTTACTGACGTTCAACCCTTACGAGTTGAAAAGATCATTAAACTCTTCTGCAATAGCCTTGCTGGATGCAGCAGGCTTGATAGCGGCCTTAGCCGTTGCGCTCTGAGCAGGCTTTGCTGCAGGTTCTTCTGCGGCAGCTTCGCTCGTTTCAGTTGTTTCTGGAGCAGCTTCGCCGTCGGGATTTGCTTCCGAGGCATTGAGCCAAGTATCCATAACAGCGGCAAGTTCCTCGTAGGTTAGCTCGGGGAACAGCTCGGTGACGTTCTTTTGGTTCTTCACCTTGTCCTTGATTGCGGCATCATTGATGTCAAACGCAACGCTTTGGTTGGGCTTAACACGAATGGTTGTCTCAGGGAAGCTCTTGCCAGTTTCCTCCGCAGTCTTGAACTCGACAGTGATGTCGCGACCAGTCTTGAGGTCAGTGATATCACCGTAATCAGGATCAGCAATGATGGCGAGCAGTTCTTGATAGACTTGCTTACCCATGCCCCAGAACTTCACACCTTCACTCTCTTGTCCGCGAACAAGAATAGGAACATATGTACGAAGCTTTGGTTCCAATGCACGACCTTGCTTCCATTCTTCCTTGTTTCCAGTCTTCTTGAGCTTGTTAGCAAACTCAACAATAGGATCAGGACGACCAAATGAAGACGGAGACAGATATGTCTTGCCGTTCATATTGTAATGGAAAAGCAGTTCGATGAACGGATTTTCAGGATTGTGAGCGTAAGGAACAATACGGATCGTTTGTTTACCTTGCGGTTTCCACAGTGCAGTGGACTTTGTTGTGTTGTTCTTGAGTGTATCAAGACGCGACTTAATTTT